TCTGTTGAATAATTTGTTTCCATATACCACTCTCAAAGAAAGCATCGAAACTACCGAACTGAACTTTTTGTTCCTGTTCCATCTGCTCCCATATTTGAGCCGCTACTTCTTTGCCTTGCATGTCTTTACCACCCATTTGAACATCGCCTTTGTCATATTTAATACTGGGTGCGCCTGCGTCTATTGATTCATTCATTGAAATTTGTTCTTCCATCATAATACTATCCTTTTACTTTGTTTTTCCTATTAAATCAAGAGATGGCATGATAACATTTACATCTTGAGCCATGTCTTCTGCTTTAAAACCTTTAGCTTCCCAGTCTTTTCTTTCCTTAAAAAGCTCACCTGTTTCCTTGTGTCTGTACGTAGTCTCTACCTTAGCCTGTAATATTTCCATTATTGTGTTACCTCTTTTTTGATGTTTAAATAACTAATAGCCACGTCAAAAGAACTTGCGTTGCTTGATTGTACTTTAAAAGGTGTACCACCTTCTATTATTAGCGGTTGAGTTAATAATTCTGTTGTAACATTAGCTGTTAATGCTGCAGATTTAATAGCTGTAATACTATTGTTGGTAACCGTAACCGTTGGTGTACCAGCAGATGTAACTAATATTGATTTTATAACATAAGTCTCACTAACCAAAGGGTTATTAATACCTAATGGTGTAAGTGCATTGCCTGTTGTATCATTATCTATACCTGAAAATTTATACTGATTTACTACTGCCATTAATCTAAAAAGAAAGCTCTCGCTTCTATCTCCTGTTTAATTTCTTCCTGAAACGTTGTGTTTAATTTCTCTAACACGGCATCTAAATCTCTAACTAAAGATTGAGCTATGTCTTGATCATATTCTTCACTTGCTCTAGTTAATGATTGTACAATTTTAGCCATTATCTTCTTCCTCCGGCTTGTATATCTAATCTAAAAGTACCTAGTTTCCAACTAGTATCAACAGCAGTGTTAGATATTGTAAGTGCAATTGATCTAGCTCTAGCTCTTGTGTCTACTTTTGTGGTACTTGACGTTACTGTAAAAGGTCCAAGTGATGAACTAGCTGCAGCTTCGTTAGGGTAATCTCTTAAATCTAATTGAATAATTGTATTTCCATTTTGATTAATAAAGTCTGGAATAATTCTACTTACCCTCATAATGTTTTCACCATCTCCTCTAAGATCAGCCATATTACTAGCAGCACCTTTTACAATTTTTTGTGTGATATCATAATCACCTGATGTAATGTTGGCTGGAATAGCAGTTGTTGCTCCTAGTCTTATTTGATTTAAACCTGTTTCATGTTCATAGTAATATGAAATTCCATCTGTATTACCTACAACATCAAAAGAAGTATCTGTACCTGCATCATATTGAGTTGCATGGGGTAAACCAAATACTGCAGAATCTTGCCAAGTTGTTCTAGTAAATAAAGCACTAGCGTTAGTAAACCATATGGGTCTCTTAGATGTAGAATCTAAATAACTATACGTAACCGATCTAGTGTTAACATTAGAATTTGCTGTTGGGTAAAACCAAGTGATTTCACCAAACAAGTTATTAATACCACAATAAATAAATTGATTAGAAGTTGTATTTAAATTATCATAAACAAAATCTTCAACTAAGCAATCCATTGATTCTAGTTTACCTGTGTACCTAAAGAAACCATTGTCGGACATCCAATAAGCTGCACCATCTACTTCTACTGCTGCATTCTTACCTATTAGTCCACAGTTAGTTCCAACCTGTTCATAAGCAAATGTAAAAGGAGTTCCAACAAATCTCATAGTAAATAAAGAAGTGTCACTCCAAACATAAATTGCATTTCTACCAAGCTTTGCACCAATGATCCGTGATCCGGAGGCCAGTCTTTGTGTACCGGCACTATTAATTGCTGTGGGTATGTATTCATTAATATTTTCTTGAGAAGAAAATCTAATAAACATATCGTCTTGTGTTGTTTTATCTCCAATCGTAGTTTCGGTACCAAAGAATACTAAGTGTCTATCCGGAGTTGATACTAACATGTCTCTTGATGCTGTTGGTGCTCCTGCAATAATTTTAGCTCTAGTTCCTGTTGCATTAGTTAAATCAGAATCCCATTCAAAACATTCACCATTAAATATTAAAGCAATAAGAGTACTACCTAAATTGTCCAAGGACCATAGACCGGGTTCAGCTACAGTATCCGTGTCAGCTGATGATTGACCCCAACCAGAGAAACCACTATGATTTGTAACTGTAGCTCCTGTGTTGTGAAGAGCATTAGTTGTTCCTCTAACGTTTCTAGTTATCCCTGTTAAAGTATTTGCTGCTACGTTAACTCCTGTGTAAGAAATTTCTTCCGTACCTACTTGTATAAAATTAGTTCCTGTTGTTGGAAAATTTAATACAGACGTTAAAATAATACTAGTTCCAGTTCCACCTGTCCCTGCTGAGTTAGCAGATAAAGCTCCATTCAAAGTTGTTGTTTGAGGCGCAGTTACTGTTCCACCATATTGTGATATACCGTAACCAAAAACACCAACCTGTTCTGCTGGCCCTACACTAAAGTATTGAAAAAATTTAATCCCACCTGAATTTGTGGCACCTGATCCTGTTTCATTAGAAGGCATTGTAATAGTTATACTTGTTGCGTCTGGTACACTTGTCACCATAAATTTTTTATCTGCAAAATCTACTGATCCAAAATTAGAATTAGTTATTGCAGAAAAAGTTGAGGCATCTCCAAATAAAATAATGTCCCCAGCTTGAAAACTATGATTGCCTCCAAAAGAAATAGTAACAGTTGGTGATCCGTTAGTCGTGCTAAATGCATTGGTAATAGATGTACCCGCTGGATTAACTAAAGGGTGTATGTCGTAAAATACTTCTCCTGAGTATGCATATAAAATTCTATTAGTTCCAATAACAGCATATTTAATACCCTGTTTATTAACCATGTGATGTAGACCTCGAGCAGCACCGGTTAATTTACTATCACCTAACTGTGCCCAACCGCCAATTTTTTCTGGAGTACCATATCTAAAACGTACGTTCTCACCACCTGTCCACTGAGACTCAGCTCCTGTAGATGTAACTTGTTTATTAAACCCTGGTAAAAAACCTAATTTTTGTAACATATAGCCTCATTATAATACTATTTTATTCCTGATGGTAGACCTAGCTTTGCTCTTCCATCAAATTTATTTTTCTCAGCAAATGGGCCATTCACATGATTATAATGTAGAAATACTTGACCGCAAATGTTCCCGTCAAAAGGCTCTCGCCAATGTTCAAGTTCACAGCCACTATATACTAGCATATCTCCTACTTCAAGCAAGACTTTAGTGCCTGCTGGAGCACCTGGTTTAACTAAATTTTGTCTTTCATTGATAACATTATTAGCTCCTGTCCCGTCTATAAATATTGGCCACGGCTCACCACCCAAGTTTATTGTAGTAGATATTTCACAGCTTGGTCTGTCTTTGTGTCTATGGAGTGTGTCTCCTTTTTTATATACCCTTGCGTAGGAATATGTAGGACATAAGTCTAGTCCAGTTTCTTTTTTCATGATTGGTAACACTTTAACTAGTAAAGTATCCATTACAAAATCACCATAACATGAGTAAGTATTGGGTATTTGTTGATCTGTCCATGATCCAAGAATTGGGGATTGTGCATGTATGTTATTTTTATACATAAAATCAACTGCTTCTCTTTTAAGTAAGAAGTAGTTAAAAATAAAATTAGCTAACTCGTAGTTGATAGCACCTTTAATTACTTGATATTTATTAAACATTATACCATTAGTCCTTTCTGTAAAAAATTAAATGACACAGATATTCTTATATCATTAGATTTGTTAGGGTCAACACAATGCATTAACCATGCAGGAAACATAATTAAACGTCCTGCTTTTGGTTCATAGTGTGTTTCTCTTAATAATCTATCAGGTAACTTTCCTTCTTTTTGTTGTGGTCTAGACATACAAGCAACGGATCTTGGGTCATCTATTTTTAAATGTCCACAATTTTTAGGAGCTTTAATATAATAGACACCCGACCATAAAGAATTAGGATGTTGATGAGCTCTATTCATTCCACCTGGTGGATTAATATTAGCCCACATATTACCTAAGTAAGGTTCTGATCTTAAATGTTCTTGATCGTAAATAGTTTTTTGTGAAGCATATAACATATCAACAAGTTTTGCATACTCAGGTAACTCAGCCATATTAGTAGGTGAATGCCAACCTTGAACATTAGTCCTTACAACACCTTTATCTTTATTAGACCAAGCTATAATATCTCTTTCCAATTCTTGATTAAGAGTTGGGTGTTCTATATCTGCAATATAGATAGGTGTGGGAAATAATAAATCTCTATACATTATCTAAAAGGTGTTCCTCCAAACCACATTACAAGTGAATTTCTATGTCCACGTATAACAGGTGTTACTCTATGTCTTATAAATGATGCAAAGAATACAGCATGACCTTGTTTTAATTTTGCAATTTTACCTTCTTTCATTAATTCTAAGTCTCCACCTTCAAACTCTGATTCAGGTGAAAGTAACAGTGTCATAGATATTTTTCTAACTGGTGGTTCGTGTTGCATGTTCACATCATTATCAACATGCCAATCATAAAACCCACCTTGAGGGTATTCTGTATATTGTGCCATTTCATTTATTTCCATTCCATCAAAACCAAAATGATTACCATTGGTAGTTTTCATCATGCCTTCAATGTCTTTGTACATGTCATGCATTTTTTTAAAAGGTATCCAACTAATATGTGAGGTTCTAGTTTTAGTATCTATCGTTCCACCCTTAATGCCTTTTTCATTTCCAACTTGTGCATCGTTTCTAGGCTCTGCACGTCCCGCTGCAATAATTTTATTACACTGTTCTGGTGTAAATACAGGTGTTGTCGTCTCAACTATAAAAGATTTCCATCTTGGTTCTGTTATCATATTAGTATCCGTATTCTATCCATCCCGTTATTATATATTTGTCATTCGATAGTGGTGGGTTACCTCTATGAATGTGTGTAAATTGTGATGGCCAAACTAACAATGTATTTTTTTCAGGTTTAAAACGACACTTCTGATATAGAAATTCTGTCTCTCCACCCTCTGTTACATCATTAAGATATATCATAAAAGCTAGTATTCTATTTCTAGCTTTCATTTCTGCATTCTCACAATGCCAATGGTGATAACCTTCACCAACTTTAGTCTTTTGTATTTTAACTTCTAGTATGTTGTGTGTGGCAAGTTTTTTAAGATAAGAATATTTGTTAGTATATAGAGGATATACTTCTTTAAAAAATAAATCTATAAAAGGTTTGTTGTTATAAGTCATTGCAACATTAGTATCTCTTATAGTATCAATTGCATTATCAGATACTAACATTTCATCTTCTTTTCTTGGATACACTGCACCTTGTTGTTCACACTTATTAAAATAATTTAGATAATCATCTATCAATTCGTTTGGCATAAAATCTTTAAATATACCAATGTGATCATCTCTAACTAAAAATTTCTTGTCCATTAGTTAGCTCCTCTATTTTTAATTGGATCAAACTCTACATCACAGTTTGCAGCAAGAGTTCTTCTAGTCTCTTCTGTTCCATTAAATGGATATACGCAGTGTCTCATATCATATGGAAACACATAAAAATCTCTAAGATCCATAGGAGGTTGATAATCTATTTTAGCAAACTGACCATTAGCTGCTCCTAATATTTGTAGTCTACCATTCTGTTGAACATGTTCTGCTGAATATTCTTTACCATATGTAGATGGTACTTTTAAAATCATTACACTTGATAGTCCTGTATGTAACATTCCTCTATGAACATGTGCTGGGTTATACTCGTGTTGTTTCATTTCATTAACCCATATAGAATTTAAATGAGTTTTATAATCTCGTATGGCATTAAAATTTAAATAATGATTAAACACTTGCATAAAATAATCTGTTATATTTTTAGGTAAAAAATTATGGTTCTTCATCTTTGTTTGATCTACGCCATGGTAGAATAAAGAATGTTCTTTTTCTATTTTACCTACTAACTGACCATTAGCAGGTGCAAGACTATTATAATTTTGTTCGTAGATATTATTAATAGATGTAAATATATCTAATGGCACTTGATATTTAATAATACATTGACCTAAAAATACTGGTTTAAAATTTAATGTGTTCATAAGCCTTTCTTATACTTTCTGGAATCCTTTCTATGTAAGGGTTGTACACTTTTCTAACCGGTCCATCAAATAGTTTATGCATATTACTGCCAACTACTTTGTCATCATAACTTAAACCATTAACATTGACTTGATCTAGATTACTAAACCTATGATTAAAATAAGGCTCATCCATAAACTTATATATTTTTCTAAACTCTTGTTCAGGATTTGTAACCATGTTGTCATACTTTACATAATGACACATATCTTGATAATTATATGAATTTTTAATAGCCTCTAAGTCTTTTGCAACAGCACCATCTTTATTCATAATCATTTTTAATTTTTCTTCATCTGTATTTAAATTGTATCTATTAGGAAATGCATCAGGGTTTTTTGTGTACCATTGCATATAACTAGCAAGTACATCCATTAAATCCCTAAGCAATACTATACATTTAAAACTATGTTTAAAATGTTTTTGCATTAATTCAAGATTACCTTTTAACATTACGGGTCCACGGTCAATAATTATTCTTTGCGGCCAATGTTGATAATAATTAGTAAACACATTATCTAGTACATTATCTAACGATTTGTGATCAGGATAATTTTCAAATACATCTGTTTTTTTTAATAGATATAAATCTTTCATTATCTCTAATGTTACAGAATTAGCAGTAGCTGCTATATCTTTATTCTGATTCATTAAAGAAGCAAATAAAGTATTACCAGACCTAGGTTGTGCTACTAAAAAAAATAGCTTACGACTTTGGTTTTCCATGTTGAGTTAGTTGTTCTTTCTTCTC